ACACCGACGTCACCGACCCGGTGACCAGCCTGCCACCGCACTCGATCTGCCTCGTGGTGCGCGGCGGCGACACGCAACTGATCTGCGACACGATCCTGCTGAAGAAAACACCGGGCTGCTACACCTACGGCAACACGCGCCGGCCGACGCCGGATGTCTATGGCATCGCGCATGATATCGGTTTCATCATCCCGACCCAGATCATCATCCGGGTGCAGATCGCGCTCACCGCAAAGCTGGGGTTCCTGACCGAGATCGGCGACGCGATCACCGCCAGCGTGGCGAACTTCATCACCGACCTGACCTCGGGCGATGACGTGATCTACAGCAAGCTGTGGTCGCCCGCGAACCTGATGCCGGACACCTCCGGCCTGAGTATTCCGCCGAACGCGGGCAACACCTACGACATCACCTCGATACAGATCGCCAAGGGCACCGCGCCGCTCACCACCAACAACATCGTCATCGCGCTCGGCGAGGAAGCCGCGTGCACGACGTTCGACGTGACGCTGATCATCACCTGATGCCAACACTCGGTGACTATCTCGCGCTAGTGCCGTCATGGCACTCGCAGCAGCCCAAGTTCATGTCCACGATCGCGATGCTGGTGCAGCCGCTGGTCGATGCCCAGACCATGCTGGACAAGCTGGTCCGCGATTTCGACCTCGACACCGCCATCGGCATCCAACTCGACATGCTCGGCCAATGGATCGGGCGGTCGCGCTACATCACGGCCGAGATCACCGGGGTCTATTTCAGCTTCAATCTGCCGGAGCAGCGCTGCGGCTTCGATCAGGGTGTGTGGAAACGCCCGTTCGATGCCGACACCGGCTGCACCACGCTGGACGATGACACCTATCGCGCCGTCCTGAAGCTGCAAGCGATCGCCAATAGCTGGCACGGCACGGTCAGCGAGATCATCGACGCGTTCAATCTGGTGTTCCCCGGCGCCGCCATTGTCGACCGGGGCGACCTGACGGACGGGCTGATGGCGATGGATGTGCTGATCCCCGGCCCGATCATCTCGACGCTGATGATCGCGGTGCTCGAACAGGACTTTCCGATCAAGCCCAGCGGCGTGTGGATGAACTTCATCGAGACGACGGTCAGCACGAGTCCGCTGTTCGGATTCAACGTCGATCATGACGCCTACCCCAACAGCCCGATCGCTGGCTTCGACATTGGCGCGTGGGGGCGGATCATCGGCACGTCGGCCGACGTCACATAAGGGGATCACATGACCAATCAGTTCGCCCCGTTCGCCGCCGACCCTGCCGCCGAGGTGATGCCGATCGAGGACTACCTTGCGACCGGGTTCACGACGCGGCTGGTCGGCTTCACCACCGGCACCGCGCTGTCGCACCAACTCAACCGGGTGTGGCGGCAGGCGTCGCTCATAAGCTCGATGATCGCCGATTTCACCGTGACGCAAACCGGCGACGACATGCTGGACGATGGCACGCCGGCCAATCGCACCGCGTTGCAGCAGAGCTTCACCGACGCGATTGTCGCAGCGGCGGCGGCCGGCGCCGGCAGCGGTTACCTGCCTTTGTCGGGTGGCACGCTGACGGGCGACCTGACGATCAGCAAAGCCGGCCCGGTTCTGATGCTGAACGCGAGCGCCGGCAACAGCGTGCTGTTCATGCGCGGACTGGCTGCTACCTCGCGCTATCTGCAAGCCAGCACCGGCGTGCTGGCGCGCTGGCAGGTCCATCTGGCGGACCCTACGGTCGAGTCGGGCGGCAATGCCGGCAGCAACTTCCTGATCAGTCGGTTCAATGATGCCGGCGCGTTTCTCGACTCGCCGATGGGTATCTCACGATCGAGCGGGGTGGTGAACTTTGCTCGCGCGCCGACCGTCGCGGGATCGGCGATGCCCTACCTGCCGCTGGCCGGCGGCGTTCTCTCGGGCACCCTGGTCGTGGGCGGCAACGGCACGCGCTACGCCATCGCGGGCGGCGCGAACTTCATCGGCTTCGGCTGGACTGGCTCGGCGATCCGCGCCTGGGTCAACGGCACCAACATCGGCGACCTCGCCACCACGGCCTATGTCGGCACCATCGCCGGGGCTTACGTTCCGCTGGCCGGCGGCACCATGAGCGGCCCGCTGACCATCAATTCCAGCCTACAGGCGGGCTTCGCCAAGTTCACCTCATCGGTGGTGTTCGCCAACGACGACGGGTTTACGAACTTCTCCTTTGTATCCGCTGGCGTCGGCTACAAGGCGCGCCAGTGGCAGGCGAACTGGTGGGACGGCTGGCGCACCTCGGACGGCCTGCGCATCTGGGCGTCGCCGACCGGCTGGGTCATGAACATGACCGGCGCGGGCGGGCTGACCATTTCAGGCCCGTTCAATGCGAACGGCGGGAAGGTGATTTCGGCATCCTCTGGATCGCCGTCGGTGGTCGGCTGGCATCAGGCCGGCGGCTCGGCGATGGGGTTCTACGTCGCGGGCGGCCATATGTGGTTCGCCAGCTTCGATGGGAACGGCAACGCGACCGTCAATCTCGGGCAGGTCGACACCAATGGCTCGCTGTCGATGGTCGGCAGCGTGTTCTGTTCGGGCCTCTCTGTCTCTGGCGGGGCCGGGGTGCAGAACCTCTGGGTATCAGGTCAGGTCGACACGGCGGGCACGATCTACGGTGGGGCGCTCTATTCACGCGGCACGATCTATGCCGGCAACGCGGGCGATTTCTATCTGGCGGCAAGCGGCAGCGCACGCATCCTGAACTTCGCGTCCAATCATTGGTTCTCTTACGACGGCGGCTCGCTCCGCTGGTATAGGGACGGCAACGAGTTCATGACGCTGCGCAGCGATCAGCAGTTCGCCATCTATTCCGATGCGTGCTTCAAGTATGGCGGCGGCGGCTGGTATGCGATCTCGGACGCGCGGGTGAAGACGATCGACGGCACCTACACCGGCGGCCTCGATGAAATCCGCCGTCTGGTGCCGCTGTGGTTCCGCTACACGGCCGACGCGGGGCCGGGGGTGAATACTGACCAGCCCTATATCGGGCTGGCCGCACAGGACGTCCTGCCGGTCATGCCGGAGATGATCAAACGGCGCTCGGATGACGACCTGCTGTCGACCGACACCGGCCCGCTGACCTACGCGATGCTGAACGCGATCAAGCAGCTTGACGACCGGCTGCTGGCAATGGAGGCCAAGGGCCATGGCTGAACTCCCGCCACCGATCCGTCATCCCGATCCCATGCCGCCGATGCCCGAGGCATTAAGGCACAAGCCTCTGACGTCCGAACTCCCGCCGCGCATGGACCCACCCGCGCCGGCCATGCCGGGCGGACTGACCGAGATGCCGGCGCCGCACGACGATACGGTCGACGCGCCCGATCTCGCGCTCGCCAAGCAGTTGCAGGCCGCCTACTCGGACGCCCTGGTCGCACGCGGCCTGCTGGCGATGCCGCACTGGAACCTGCTGACCGAACCGGAACACGCCGGCTGGCTCGCGGCTGCCGCCGAGACGCTGCCGCCACCTGTGGAGGATGTCTGACATGGCCACGCCACCCGACCCGCAGATCACGCTCGCGCTGCCGCTGTCGCAAGTGAACCTATTGCTGACCAAGCTGTCCAAGGCGTCGATCGAGGACTGCATCGACCTGTTCATGGACATCCGCGTGCAGACTCAGCGGCAGATCGAGCAGATCGAGCGGCAGCGGCAGCAGGCCGAAAACCCCGAGACGATGCCACCCCCGGCGAAACCCAACGGGGCGAACTTGGAGCAACACCCATGAGCGAGACAAACCCACAGCAGCCACCACAGGACCCGCCAGTGCCGCCCGCGCCTGATCCGGCACAGCCAACGCCGCAGCCCGACGATCAGCCTGACGTGCCACCACAGACGCCCCGCACATAGGGGTGACAGCGGGCCGCCCATGGCACGGGCCAAAACCCCCTGGACCGATGCCATGCGCGAGCGGCTGCGCGCGATGTGGCACGATCCGGCGGTCTCGTTGGCAGCGATCGGCAATGCGCTCGGCCTGTCGGTCACCGTGATCACCAACGAGGCGGCCCGACTGAGTCTGCCCGCGCGCGAGACCATCCGCGCGGCCGACGCTCACCTGTTCAATCGCAGCAAGCACCGCCCGCTGCCGGTGCGGCCGTTGCCCGAGGGGGCGCGGACGCTGCCGCTGCTGCCGAGCGAGGAAGCCGCGTTGCGCCAGCGTGACGACGACAAGGCGCCCTGCTAGGGTCCTGATCATCCTAACTCCACGAGACTCCTTGCCCCCTTGGGTCTGCCCCAAGGGGGCTTTTCTTTTGTCCGCGCGCACGAAAAAGGGCCGCCGGGTTGGGAGCCGGCAGCCCGAGTTCGGGGTCGATTGTTCGGCGCCTCTGAACTTCCAGAAGCGGAACGCTTTTAGAGGATGCGGCGCGCGGCGGCGAGACCGAGAATGCTGATGCCAAGCAGACCAAGCGTGATCGGCTCAGGTGCCTTGACCGGCGGCGGGGCATTCGTGCTCACGAGGAAGAATGATTCGGCGCCGTCGACCGCGCCCGTCCACACGGCATGGAACAGCACTGTGGAATTGGCAGAGAGGCCGGCAAGATTGACGGTGTTCAGCGACCAGTCGCCGAAGCCGTTGCCGTTATTGTCGACCGGCGCGAGCGCGGTCGGGCCAATGTAGTTGTAGGCGACGGCGCCATTGATGATCACCTCGAACAGTTGCAGCGTCTCGCTGTTCGCATTCGTGGTGTTCACGTCGATCGCGATATTGAAGCTGGACGATCCGACCGCGCCGATGATCTGACTGACAGTGTAGGGCGTGCCCTGGACACCATCGGCCAGCGTGCCGGTCGGCGTGGTGCTGAAGGCATTGAAGCTGCTGATATTGCCGCCCGAGACGAAGTTGTTGAAGCCGAACCCGGCGGGTTGCTGGCATTGCGTGCCGGCAATGATGCAGGGATTGCTGGTCGACTGCGGCCCGAGGCTGTCATTGGCGAACGGGCCATTGAGCGTGAGCGGCACGGCGAAGGCGCTGACGACGCTGCCGATCAGCATCGCGCCCGCGAGTAGCATTTGTCGCATGTGATGTTCCCCAAAAGAAAACCGGGCCAGCCACTCCTGGGTAAACTGGCCCGGCACCCAGGTTCCCAGACGCGGGTGTTGCCCCCGCTTGGGCTGGGGCATGCAAGAATCATTCTCGCTAGACAATGACTGGCATATCAACGGGTTGCCGGTGGGCGCCGCGCAAGATTATTGCGAGGCGTAAAATCCACCGACAACGCTCCCGTTGCCCGGTGCTCTTTGAGCGGCGGATCGCGCCGACCATTCAGTGCGCGATCATCCCCAGCACCACCACACCGCCAGCACCACGCCGAACAGCACCCACACGGCGCGCGGTGTAGCCGCTTAGCAGTGGAGATCATAACCTGCACACTCTGCATTGCATGGTTCCCGGTTCACAGTCCGCGCACCGGGTGAACGGCTCGTCCCGCACGGTCAGATACGCCGCCCGCCATGCCGCGACCTGCCGGCGCCACGCCACGTCGTCGGGATGACGGGCGCTGCTGCCGCCGGTGGGCGGCGGTCCGATCGGACCCCTGCCCTTTGGTTGATAGCCGTCCCTCATAGCGTCATCTCGCCCTCGATCATCCTGGCTCGCTCGCATTCTCCGGCGCTCTCAATGTAGGCGGCTCGCTCGGTTAGGTCGGTGCTCTCCCCCGCTACGGCTCGCTCACGCATGCCGGTGCTCTCGCTTCCCCTGGCTCACTCCCCCTTCTCGGTGCTCTCTCTATCAACGGCTCGCGCGGAGACAGCGGCGCTCTCGTTGCCATCGGCTCGCTCACGTAATTCGGTGCTCTCTCTTGAATCGGCTCGCTCTGCTGGGATGGTGCCCTCAACAGGGACGGCTCGCTCTCAGATCGCGGTGCTCTCTGCATTAGCGGCTCGCTCTCATGCAATCGGTGCTCTCAACAAATACGGCTCGCTCGCTTGACACGGCGCTCTCACCCTACACGGCTCGCTCTCTCGTTCCGGTGCTCTCGCTGCCGTCGGCTCGCTCAGTTTCTTCGGTGCTCTCGAATGGCCCGGCTCGCTCTTGCCTTTCGGTGCTCTCGCGCCCAACGGCTCGCTCTCAGACCGCGGTGCTCTCTGCATTAGCGGCTCGCTCCTACATTACGGCGCTCTCCACGCTTTCGGCTCGCTCATGCGCCTCGGTGCTCTCGCGTATGCCGGCTCACTCTGGCTCTCGGGCGCTCTCGTTCGAGACGGTTCGCTCTGGCTTTTCGGCGCTCTCGCCCTTGACGGCTCACTCGACCAATTTGGCGCTCTCGCACGGAACGGCTCGCTCATCCTCCCCGGTGCCCTCGCCGAATACGGCTCGCTCACATAAGCACGGTGCTCTCCCATTTCGCGGCTCGCTCCCTCCTGTCGGTGCTCTCGCGTCGCGTGGCTCGCTCACATAGCACGGTGCTCTCCCATTTCTCGGCTCGCTCGGGTTGAACGGCGCCCTCGCACCTCACGGCTCGCTCTCTGACATCGGTGCTCTACCTCGTTTCGGCTCGCTCGGTTGGTTCGGTGCTCTCTAAGGTCTCGGCTCGCTCTCTGACATCGGTGCTCTCACACGTTTCGGCTCGCTCGCGGATGGCGGTGCTCTCCCGTAGCCCGGCTCGCTCCCGCTTTTCGGTGCTCTCCCAGACCTTGGCTCGCTCCTTTGCTTCGGTGCTCTCGAATGGCTCGGCTCGCTATCCATAATCGGCGCTCTCACCGGCATCGGCTCGCTCACATGGACTGGTGCTCTCCAGCGGCCCGGCTCGCTCGGTTGTGTCGGTGCTCTCATACCCAGACGGCTCGCTCGATTTCCCCGGTGCTCTCACCGAAATCGGCTCGCTCTGCTCTGTCGGTGCCCTCTGGTGTAACGCGGCTCGCTCTCTGGCTTCGGCGCCCTCGCATCTCATGGCTCGCTCACTTAGATCGGTGCTCTCGCTCCCATCGGCTCGCTCTCGGGTTCAGGTGCTCTCGCACAGATTGGCTCGCTCGCGGGTCACGGTGCTCTCCACGGTTTCGGCTCGCTCCAGGTTCTCGGTGCTCTCGCCTGTAGCGGCTACTCCATCATCGGCCAGTTCGGCGGCTTCATGAACGTCGTGTGCAGTTCAGGGTCCTTCGCCAGTATGAAGGGGAACGGCGGCGCCACGCCGTGGTGCGTCTCATACGCGACGTGGTGATAACCGCTCAGGAACAGCTTGGTCGCCCACCGGCAGGCGCGCAGATGAATACGCGCAGGCGGCAGCATCTGGGTGCCCTTGCCAGCCTTGACCTTCACCTTCTTCAGAAAGGCTTCGCGCTTGGCAGTGTCGAGCAGCATCATCCTGCCCATCGTGCCGCCGGGGTAGCAGCCGTCATACCATTGCTTGGCCTGGGTATCGTCGCCGAACTTCTTGGCGACCAGCGCGGCGATCGCCTGTTCGGCATACATGCCCTTGTCGTTGCTCTCGATCTCGCGCCGCTTGCGCACCGCATAGGCGTGGCCATAGACGGCGTTCTCGTTGTTGCTCACCTTCACGAAGGACTCGCCGATCAGGAAGCACAGCCGCTTCAGCGAGCCGTTCCACGGGCGCTTGGTGTTGCGCTCCCATTTCACGGTCGGGTCGAGGCCGGCGAAGCGCCAGATATGCCCCACTGTCGGCGCCTGCTTGATATCGATGTTGGCGGCCAGCCCGGCGGCGATGATCGGGCCGATGCCGACCTGACTGCGCGCCCACCGGCCGACGACCAGCCCATCGCTATAGGCGTCGAGCGCGCGGGCGATCTGCTTTTCCAGGGTATCGCGCTGGCCTTGCAGCCACAGCAGCACGTCGTGCGGCTCGGCATTGGCGGCCAGCGTGCGGTTCTGGTGCGCGGCGCGGATGCGGTCGCGCTGCATTGAATAATATGAATCTACGAGAAAGCGCGCCTCTCGATCAGAGAGGGTGATGGAGGCATTCCGCAAGTCTCTCGTGAGGCGCTGGATCGATTGCAGAAACTCGCTGGGCGGAACGTCGGTGTGGGTATCGTCCATGGGATGGGTTCTCACAGTTTCAGTTGGCGCAGCGTCACGGCGATGGCGGCGATCATCGGGGCACTGATGGCGATGATCAGCAGGACATCCCGCCGCAGTTGGCGCCACACTCGGCGCATTCTGCGGCGGGCCGCAATCGACCGGGCAAATAAGGCGCCCGGTGATAAGGCGCGGTAAGTCACCCCGCCTTCAGTTCCGCGTCGCGCGCCTTCATCGCGGCGGTGACCCGGTCCTGATCCTCGATCGACAGCGACAGCATGGCGCCGTTGAACTCCGGGTGCGCGATCAGGGCGTCGAGGCCGGCGATGTCGGGCTGGACGGCAATCCGCTTCAGCAGGTCGGCCGCCGGGTCGACTGGCGGCTCGGCGGCGACGATGCGGGCGACGGCTTCCGCCAGCGCGGTGGTGATGCGCAGGCGTTCCTCGGTGGTGGCGCCAGACGGATCGTCCAGCCATGAGCGGATCGGCTCGGCGGCCAGCAGAGCTTCCGCGCCAGCCGCCGTCTGGGCAGCCGCCAGACGCGTGCACATCGTGTCGGCCCACCGGGTGACGTCATAGGGCTTGCCCTCGGCATTGCGGCCCCACGGGCGCCCGGTGGCCGCGCCAGTGCCATTGCCGGCGGTCATGCCGGCACGGGCCGCCCGCTGCTTGGCTTCGGCACCCGCCGTGCCCTGGGTATCGCGGCCGGCGCCCTCGCCGTCGTCGTCATCCTCGGCGGTGGTCAAATTGAACTTCATGCGCAGCAGGTAGCGCTGCGAATAGGTCATGGCGCTGCCGCTGCCCTGCTGTTCGTTCATCTGGATACGGCCGCCCTGCGAGCCGGCGCGGCTGGTGCTCATGTCGATGTAGGAGCAATCCTCGCTGTAGGTGCCGATCCCGAGCACGATGCGGGCGCGGATGTGCCCCGGCTCGATCGGCTGTTCGCCCGGCCGCGCGCCGACATCGAAGCCCACCCGAACGCCGTATTTCTTCAGCAGCGGTTGCAGCATGTCCATGTAAGCCTGCAACGAGGCGTAGCGGGTGCGCAGATGCGGATTGGTCGCGTCGCGGATGACCGGCTGCACCTCGGTCTGGATATCGGCGATCGCCTGATTGAGCGCGGCTTTTCCCTGGTAGTCGTTCTGCGCCATTTGCATGGCCAAGATTCGCTCCAGCACGCTCGGGTCAAAGTTCGGCGCGGCGATGACCGCCTGCACCATGGTGGGGAAATCGATCATTGCCGGCGGCTGGAAGCGGACGGGTAGATTGTCGGCCATGGGGGATGCTCCGTTGTGTGCGTTAGTAGGCGGTGATGCGCAGGGTGGTGCCGGGATTGCTCATCTCGGCGCCCTCGACCGTTTCGCCGGCCTTCAGCAGCTTGCCGATGGTGATTTTGTCTGCCTCGGGTGGCGGGCGACGGATGAGCGCCTCGGGCAGCTTGCTGATGTCGGTGACGATGACCTTGGCGGGCGTCTTGCGGATGGCCGCAGCGCCAAGCTCGCCCTCGTGCGCGCCGGTGTTCAGCACGGCCAGCAGGTCAGTGATGGTGCCGCGCAGGCGCTCGCCACGGGCGGCGTAGCGGTCGCGGCGGGCGGCGTATCGTTTGCGCAGATTGTCGGCCTGTTCCTCGCGTTGCTCGACCAGCACGGCGGCATCGATCAGCCGCGACAGCAGGACGTGCGGCGGGGTGAGGCCGGCATCTTGGATCAGCGCGGCGATCTCATCCTCATCGGGAATGAACGACGGATCGTCCGCGACCATGACCTGCTGAAGCTGCTGATACAGCGCGACGCTGCGTTCAAGCTGCCACGCGCTGGGCTGCTTGGGGCTGGCGGTGGGAATCACCGGTGGAATGTGTGTGCTCATGCCGGCATTCCTAGACGTTCATTGCACCCGACGCAATAGCGACTTGCGTTTGCAACAAGGTTGGGTATGCTGACCCCATGGACCACGCGACAATCATTCACAAGCTCGGCGGCTATCAGGTGGTCGCCGGGCTGTTCGGCCTCAACCCATCCACGGTGTGGCGCTGGCAGCGCTATGGCATTCCGCCGATGCACTGGCCGGTGATCATCCAACTGTCGCGCAAGCGCCGCCTCGGGGTGACCATTGACGTGCTGCTGGCGCACGCGCGGCAGCGCAAGGCCGCTTGATGGCGCGGCGGGCGACGTTCCGGCTGACGCCGCCGGTGGTGCCCGAGCATCCGCTGCAAAAGCAGATCGCCGACTGCCTGAAATTGGAGATCGCCCCGGCCGGCAAGCTGTCCAAGTTCGGCGCGCTGTGGTTTTCGGTCGACCATGCCAACTTTGCCGGCGAGGTGCCGGGCGTGCGGATCGGCCGAGGCATCATCGCCGGCATCCCCGACGTGTTCGTGCTGTATCGCGGGCGTGCCTACCTGATCGAGATCAAATCCACCAACGGCAGCCTGTCGGATGCGCAAAGCGCGGTGATGGCGGCGGCGATCCTGGCGGGCGTGCGCTGCGCCGTGGTGGACGCGGTGGACGATGTGTTGCGGGCGCTGGACGAATGGCAGGTGCCGCGCAAGCGGCGGCTGATGCTGGCGCTGCCCGATGAGGTGATGGCATGAGCGATGCGCTGACCCATCTGGTGCTGCCGCTGCGCGGTGGCGCCTGGACCGATCTGCTGACGCTGATCACCAAGCCGGACGGCAAGCACAAGAGCGGTGGCTGGCAGAACCGCAAGCGCAAATGGCTGACCCGGATCAATGAAGCGATGCGCTCGATCGAACTCGACGCTGACGACATCGATTTCGTCCGCCGGCAGATCATGAACAAGAATGGCGGCGGGTTTCAGCAGAAGTTCTACGACATTTTCGCCGGCCGCCATCCGCAGTTCACCCGGCTGCCGATCGCGCCGCGCAAGAAACCCGAGGACCGCAAGCATCGCACCGCAGATCAACAGGAGCCGCTGCCGGTGGCGGCGAAAGATTGACACCATCAAGCAAGTGATCAAGACTTTCTATATGGTCGATAAAGCACGCAAGAAACCCATTGCCAAGCGCATGCTGGCAGTCCGGTTGCCCGATGATGTGCTGGTGGCGCTGCATGAGCGCGCCGAACAGGACCGGCGAACGCTCACCGTGACAATCGAGATGGCGCTGATTGCCGGTCTCGCCGCGCTACGTTCCCCGCGCAAGGAAGGCAAAACCGCATGAGCTTGCACAGCCGGCTGCCGGTCGAGGCAACGCTGGACGACCGGGTCACCGCCATCAACCTGCTTTGCGACAAGTTGGCACAGCGTGGCACGCAGATTGAACGATTGCGCTGGCGCGTGGCGATCGAACTCTATGCGGTGCAGAAGATCGTATTGGCTGAAGGGCTGGCGTGGGAGACGTGGTGCGAGACCCACATCAACCGTAGCCTCGGTGATGTCCGCAAGTTGCTGAAGATAGCCAAGGCGCACGATCCAGAGGCGGCGCATGACGCCGAAAATGCTGGACGGCGGCGCAAGGGTAATGGTGCGGATACGAAACGCGCACCGGTGCGCGTTTCGAACGCGAAACAAACAGCCAAGGCTGCGCGGCACCTGATCAGCGATGTCCTGTCCTGCCGCTCGATCGGCGAAGCCCGCGCCCTACTTGGTCTGGTTGGGATCGCTGATCTGATCGCCGCGCTGGACGAAGCCGAAGCCGCCGCCGCGTTGACCGGCGTCGCGGTCGTCTCGATCACCACACACTAGAGGGAGGAAAGAATATGCCAGCCAAGAAAAAGGCGCCGCGCCAGAAGACCCTGCCAGCCACGCTGGTTTTTCGGATGATCAATGCCGACCTGAAAGACGCCGTCTGCGGTTCGCCGCACAAGTGCGCGATTGCGCACGCGCTGCTCCGCGTCATCAATCCAGAGCCGACATGGGTATCTGTCAAAGAGAACCGCGTCACCATCACCTGGGGGCAGATGCTGCATCATTACGAATTGACCCGGCCGGCGCTCAAGTTGGTAGCGATGAATGATGACGGAACGCTGTCATTGTCACCCAATGAGTCGCACGTTCTGCGCCTGCCGCGCGTGCGGGTGATCAAGGCACACATCAATCTGTCACCGGAGCGCCGGCAGCAGATCAGGGAGTCAAACCAGCGGCGCATAGCGGCTGGCAAGGTATCGCCAAGAAATTCCCGCCTGATCGCTGCCAAGCAGGCGGGCGTGGCGCTCAAAAAGCTCAGCGCGGTGCAAGCCAAAAAGCACGCGGCACACGCCACGGCATGAGCCGAGCGCCAACATAAGTCGGGGAGGGATTTATGATCACGGCGGAACAGGCAGCGATCGCCAAGGGGCTGTTGCTGCGCGGCGAAAAGCAGCACGACATCGCGGCTTATTTCGGTGAGAACGGCGGGCGGATTGCGGAGATCGCAAAGGGGTATCGCCACCCCGGTGTGCAACCTGCGGCGCCGCGTGCGCTGCCGACACCCGCTCAGATGGTGCCGTGGGGTTTCATTATGGCGGAAGCCCGCAAGGCACTGGAGATCGCCCGCATGGGGCTGGTATCGGCCGAAGCGCGGCTGAATGAGATACAGTCGCGGCTGCAAGAGGCTGCCGAGGCCGATCGCGCGCGGCGTCGGCGGACCAAACATTGAAAGGGGTGTGATGCACGCTGGTCTGCCTTTTCACCCGCTGGCCGATATCTTTCCGCTGATGCAGGGAGAGGAATACGCCAACCTTGTCGCTGACATCAAAGCCCATGGCTTACGTGATCCAGCCATCGTCTATGAGGATGAGTTGCTGGACGGCCGCAACCGGCAGCGCGCCTGCCTGGACGCTGGTGTTCCGCTGCGCACCCGGCCATTCGAGGGCGACGATCCGCTGGCCTTCGTCATTTCGGTCAACCTGCACGGCCGGCACCTCAACGTAAGCCAGCGCGCGATGATCGCTGCCAAGATCGCCAACCTCGCGCTTGGAAGCAATCAATACGTTTCTCGCATCACGCATGACGTGTCTACGGGTAGGGAATTTTCCCCACCCATGAAGGTGGCTGCGGCGAGTGTGGGCGTTGACGTTACATCGGTGAAGCAAGCCCGCGCTGTCCATGCGACTGGCGCGGCGGCGCTGGTGCGCGCGGTCGAGCAGGGCACCATCGCGGTCTCGGTCGCGGCCAAGCTCGCGGCGCTGCCGAAGGAACAGCAGCGCGAAGCGGTAAAGGAACCGGAGCGGGCCAAGCATTTCGTTAAGCGGGTGACCCGTGAGACGCATGAGCGCGAACTGGCCGAAGCGACGATCGAGGCATCACGGGCGCTGGGCACCAAACTCTACGGTGTGATCTATGCTGACCCGCCATGGCAGTTCACGCCCTACTCGCGTGATACCGGCATGGATCGTGCGGCTGACAATCATTATCCGACGATGTCGCTTGACGACATCCGCGCCATCAAAGTGCCTGCGGCTGACGATTGTGTGCTGTTCCTCTGGGCAACCGCGCCGATGCTGTCCGAGGCATTATCGGTGATGCAGGCGTGGGGGTTCGCCTACAAGAGCCACGTCGTCTGGATCAAGGACCGGATGGGCACCGGCTATTGGTTCCGCAGCATGCACGAGCTTTTGCTGGTCGGCACGCGCGGCAACCCCCCAGCGCCCGCGCCCGGCGAGCAGTTCACCTCGGTGATCGACGCGCGCGCCAGCGAACACAGTGCCAAGCCGGCAGCGTTCGCTGAAATGATCGATGAGATGTTCCCGTATGCGAGCGGGCTGGAAATGTTCGCACGCGCACCGCGTCTGGGCTGGGATGTGTGGGGCAATCAGGTCGCATGACGGTGCGCAACACGCGGCTCGATGTGCGCTCGCAGGCGCAGGACATTCAGGACGCGGCGGTGGCTGACGGGCGACTGCTGGTGTGGACCATCTTCGAGCAGCCGGCCGATTTTCCGCACCATTTCGTTGCGCGCCCATTCGTTGGGCAGGGTGGGCAATCGTTGCCGCTGCATTTCGTGCTGCTTGCGCGCCGGCTCGATGAGGTGCGCCGGCTGTTGCCGGCGGGGCTGATCTGCCTGCCGCGTGAGGACGACGATGATCCGATGATCGTGGAAAGCTGGATGTAAATCGAAAGTTCGCAGTCGCCGTCTGCGTGTTCTGCTACGGTGGATAAAACCGTGGATTGTTCGATAGCGTATAGGATCGCGTTCCGCGCTTGGCGCTGCCTTGGCGGCACGTTAGGCTAGAAAGACTGATGGCCCCCGGTGGTCTAGACCGGGAGCCATCGGACGCTTCGCCGCCGTTTGATGAGTCCGACCTCTATCCGCCGGGGGAAACGCAAGCAAGCCGTTCTCCCATGCTGGCGGACCTATTGCAAGGAGTCCGCAATGACGTTTTCACCGCAACGCATTGACAATCGGGTGACAGGGGACACCACGGGTTGTCGACCAGGGGGTGTTGCGTCGGGAGTCCAGTAGGTGTCGGGCGGTTTCACGCCTGACCCATCGTGGCCATCGTTCCTTGAACTGGCGATCATGCGCTGGGGTGAGCCGCACAGCCGGCACGGCAACAATGTGCGGTTCGGCAGCAAGGACGGCGTGTCGGTCGAACTGGACAATCTGGTCTGGCACGATTTCACGGCCGGCGAGGGCGGTGGTTACAAGGACACCTACGAGGCCGTGTTCGGGCACTGGCCGCCGATCGCGGGCGCCAAGCCGAACGGCGGCTATCAGGCACCGCCCAAGGCCAATGGCAGCCACGCGCCACCACAGGCCAAGCAGCGCACGGGTCCGAAGGTGTGGGAGGATGTCGGGCCGATCCGCTATCCCTACCACGACGCGGCCGGCAAGCTGGTGCTGGAAGTCTACCGGACCAAGAGCGGCTCGCCCAAGTTTGGCCAGCGGCGGCCGGATCACGCGGCGTTCGGCGGCTGGCGCTACAAGGTGCGCGACATCGCGCTTGCCGATCGCCCGCTCTATCGGCTGCCTGATCTGCTGGCCGCGCCTGATGCGGTGGTGTGGTTCTGTGAGGGCGAAAAGGACGTCGAGAACCTCCGCTCGCTCGGGCTGACCGCGACCACGAATATCGGCGGCGCGGGCAAGCCTTGGCAGGCGCCATGGACCGAGGCGCTGCGCGGGCGCGACGTGGTGATCCTGCCCGACAATGACCCACAGGCGGTGGACAAGGATGGCCAGCCGCGCTGGCACCGTGACGGGCGCCCGGTGCTGCCTGGACAGGATCACGCCGCTCTGGTGGCGCGCAAGCTGGCCGGCGTGGCGTCCAGGGTGCGGGTGCTGATGCTGCCAGACCTGCCGCCGAAGGGCGACGTCTCGGATTGGCTGGCGGCTGGCGGCACCCGAGAGGCACTGGAGGCGCTGGCGCTGAAAGAGGTGCCAGTAGAGCCGCCGCCGAGTGCGCCTCCTGTGGTCGAGGATGAGCCGCCGCTGGGGGTGGATGACGGGCCGCCGTGGGGCGGGGATGAGCCGCCCCCACCCGAGGACCCTGGCGGCCGTGCGCCGCGCCAGCCTGACGGGCTGCCGGTGATCACGGTGGCGGGCGGGCAGGTGCCCCGCATGGTGCGGGAGGCGCAGGCGGCGCTCGCTGCCAGCGGGCTGCCGATCTACCAGCGCGGCGTGCTGGTGCAGCCGCTGGAGGATGAATATCGCAGCGCTGACGGGTCAACGACCCATAGTGCGATGCTCGCGCCGATCGCGCCGCCGACGCTGATGAAGCTGATGGCCGAGTCCGCCGTCTGGCAGAAATGGGACGGGCGGGTGAACGGCGGACGTGGCGGCATGGTCGAATGCAATGTGCCGCCCGACGTGGTCGCGGTGGTGCTGCACAATCGCGGACACTGGCCGTTCCCGCATGTGCGCGGCGTGCTGACCTGCCCGACACTGCGGCCTGATGGCTCGCTGCTGGCAGTTGCCGGTTACGATCCCGGCAGCCGCTATTTCCTGATGTTCCCCGAGGGGCTGATCCTGCCGCCGATCCCTGATCAGCCGACCAAGGCGGATGCGTTGGCCAGCCTACAACGGCTGAAGCTGCTGATCGACAGCTATCCGTTCGTGTCGCTGACCTCGCGGTCGGTGGCGCTCGCCATGCTGATGACTCAGCCGCTGCGCTGCGCGATGCCGGTCAGCCCCCTGCTGGCGGTCTCCGCGCGCGCCCCTGGCACTGGCAAGAGCCATCTGGTCGACCTGTGCAGCACGGTGGCGATCGGCCGCCCCTGCCCCGCTATGGGCGCCGGCAAAAAGGATGAGGAGTTCGAGAAAGGGCTGAACACCATGCTGATTGCCGGCCTGCCGGGCTTCAGCATCGACAACGTCAGCCGCGACATCGACAGCGCGACGCTGAACATGGCCACCGAACGGCCGCTGATCATGATCCGCAAGTTCGGCGTGCTGGAAAACGTCGAGGTAGAAAACGCCGTCACGATCTACCAGACCGGCAATAATCTGGCGATCATCGATGAGCAGGGCCGCCGCACGATCCGCTGCGAACTCGACGCCGGTGTCGAGCGCCCCGAGCGGCGGCATTTCTCGGGTGACCCGATCCACATCGCGCGCGCTGATCGCGGGCGCACCATCGCCGACATCCTGACCATCGCCCGCGCCTACCACGTCTCCGGTGAGACCGCCGACGTGGCGTTCCCGCTCGGCTCATACGGCGCGTGGTCGCGCTTCGTGCGCGAGCCTCTGGTGTGGCTCGGGGAGGCTGATCCGGCCGACACCATGGAGGAAACCGCGAAGGATGATCCTGCAACCCTGCGTTTAGCTGGCGTCATTGCCGGCTGGCACATGAGTTTTGCGCTTAGTCCAAAAACACTCGCCGATGCGGTGCGCGATGCCATGCCAGAGTTCCGCGAGGTGCTGAAACAGGAATTTCCATCGCGCGGAGGGGCTGAAGTTGACACCACGCGCATGGGATATTGGCTGCGCAGATTCCAGAAACGCATCGCCAACGGCATGCGGTTTGTTAAGGAGGACGGTGGAACACACCACTCAAACCGTTGGTATCTTGAGAGAGTGTGAAAAATTGCGCTCTATCAAACAAGGGGGGGATGGGGGGGACGGGGGGGATGTCTATCCGCAGCGTGGAAAATTGCAAGATAACGCTGTAGGAATGAGTTTGCAGTTTAGCCCTATGCGGCTAAACATCCCCCCCATTACCCCCATCCCCCCCTATACCGGAGGTTGCAGACATGGCCGCTACCGATTTCTCCAAGCCGGACCCAGACCTCACCGCGAGCATCGGTGAGCCGGCGCCGTGCTTCCTGTGTGGCGCCGCAGTCGGTGGCATCGGGGTGTATTGGCATGGCTCTAGCGGTGGCGACCCGCGCGTGATCTTTCTGCATGGCGCCTGCGCCAAGAACCTTGGCTGCCATCTGATCAGCGATGCGATGGATGCGCGCATGATGCAGCGCCAGCACACGGGATGAACCTCTACGGCATGACCCCCGATCAGCGCCGGGCCTGGGCCGAACTGGAGATCGCGGCGGCCCGCTCGGCGGTCACCACCTGGGAGCGCTGCGCCATGGCGGTGAAGGACGGCGACATTTTTCTGACCCGCGCCCGTCAGGCGCTCCTACAGGCCGAGCGAAAATGGGCGCGTGTGCTGGCGCCCGAGAGCGCCGCAAGCCCGCCACGCCCCACCACAGCCCCAGGAACCCTGCTGTGAGCGACCAGTCCCAGCCGACGATCAGCGCCGATGACATCCTGATCGCGCTGTTCAGCGATGAGGGACCCGAGCCGGCCAAGGTGGAGGACCTGATCCGGGCGCTCGGCGATGTGCTCGACGGCAAGGACTGCGGCACCGCGCTGCTGGCCATGGGCTACCAGATGAACGCACTTTTCAATGCGTCCGCCGCGCCGCTCAGTCCGCAGAACCGCGCGACCCTGTTATCCGCCATTATCAGAATGATCGAGCCACTCGATCAAAATTAGCCGACCGAGCGGCCGGAATCGATGATTGACACAAGGTTGGCAATCCGCGTATAAGAGCAATGCACACATACCGGATATAGAGAAAAATCATGGACTTACGCCCCTATCAGATCGAGGACGTTGCCAGACTGAGGCAAGAATATGCACGCCACAGGCGAGCGGTGCTCTATCAACTGGCAACCGGAGGTGGAAAAACTGTCGTTTTTTCACACATCGTCCAAGGCGCTGCGACAAAGGGCCGGCGCACCGCCGTCCTGACCCATCGTCGCGAGTTAATCAGCCAAGCCTCTGATAAGCTGGGCATTTACGGCGTGCCGCACGGCATCGTCGCCGCCGGCCTCGATCGTGACCACGATGCGCCGACGCTGGTGATGTCGATCCAATCCGCCATCAACCGCGACCTGCCGCAGTTCGATTTCATCGTGATCGATGAAGCCCACCACGCGGTCGCCGAGACCTGGGCCGCGCTCCTGGCGCGCTGGCCTGCCGCCAAAATCCTCGGGGTATCGGCGACGCCCGCCCGCACTGACGGCAAGGGCCTCGGCGTCCACTGCGGCGGCCTGTTCGATGCCATGGTCTGCGGCCCGTCCATGGCGACGCTGATCCGTGACGGCTATCTGGTGCCGAGCACGATCTACGAGCCGGGCGCGAAAATCGACACCACCGGCCTGCGCAAAGTCGCGGGCGATTGGGCGGGCGGCGATGAGATGGCCAAGCGTGCCTCGGTGGTCACCGGCGACGCGATTGCCGAGTATGCCGCAAAAGCCGCCGGCCGCAGCGCGCTGGCGTTTTGCGTCACCGTCGAGCATGCCGAGCATGTCGCCGCTTCGTTCCGCGATGCCGGCATGCGTTCCGAATGTGTTCACGGATCGACTCCGAAAGTCATCCGCGACTCGCTGATCGCCGGCCTCGGCAATGGCGACCTCGACGTGCTGACATCCTGCGACCTGATCGGCGAGGGCCTCGACGTCCCCAGCGTCGGCGCCGTGATCCTGCTGCGCCCCACCGCCTCGCTGATCCTGTGCTTGCAACAGCTTGGTCGCGGCATGCGCCCATCGCCCGGCAAAACCGACCTTGTGGTGCTCGACCACGCCGGCAACGTCGAGCGCCACGGCGATCCCGACGAAGACCGCACATGGTCGCTGGACGGCGTCGAGCGCGCCCCGGCGGCCGAGCGGCGTGGCGCCGATCCCGATGCGGTCGGCCTGGGCAAAAAGCGCGAGATCGAGGAAGTTGACGGCGATCTGGTGGTCCGCGTGAAGGACCCGCTGCGCAAGTGGCGCAACATGACCCTCGGCGGCTTCCGCAAGGCGAAGCGCTCGGACGCCGATATCGCGGCCTTCGCCTTGGCGAAGGGATACAAGCGCGGCTGGTGCGCCAAGTTCGCCGAGGAACAGCGCCTCGGCATGGTCTGGGATCGCGTGCAAGCCCGCATGGTGATGCCGAATGAGGTGGCAGAGCGGCCGATATCGTGGTGGGGGCGCTGACTGATGATGAGCAAACGCGAGGCGGCTGAGCGGGGCTTACTAGCCGCGCGCGGCATGGTGCTGGGCTTGCTAATGGGCGCGGTATTCTGGATCGTGCTGGGCCTCGCTGTATGGTTCACCCGATGAGTAGTCGGAAATCAGTTACCGATCCCGAGATCGCCATGATCACGCGCCACATGCGTGACTACGCGATGCTGTCGCCCGAGCGCCGCGCCAGCGTTCACCAATACGTCGGCGAGCGGCTGAACAGCTTGCCGGTGATCGCGGCCGTGAACGGCGGGATCGAGCAGGACGCGCAGACGCTCCCGCTGTTCCCGGTTGCGTCCGCTGAGGCCGAGACGGTATAACGCCCGCACATCTGGGTGGGCCTGACTCACCATCGGGCCTGATCCGGTTGTGTGCAGGCGGCGGGGGGTGCCCCGTCGCCAACACGCCCCGCCCCGGAGGCCCATGCCCCAACCCGCGCGCCGCCGCCCTGTGGTGACCGCTGGTGCCTTCATCAGCCACATCGACGCACCACCGCCCCTGCGACTGGTCCAGCGCCCTGGTGCCCCTGCTGCGCTCATGCCGAGCGAATGGACCGACCCCGAGGACATCAAGCCCGACGCCAAGCACCGCCCGCGCTCGATCAACGGCTGGCGCACCTATGACCCGCTGCGCCGCATGCTCGGTCACGCCGGCACCTCGGTCACCGTCGCGCACGTCAGAGCGGCCGATAAGCTGCGCGAGTCGGTCGACCTCGCGACCATGGGCTTCAGCGGGCAGCGCCCGCTGATCTACGTCCAGCAAGTGCCGCAGCCGCGCTTTGGCCTTGGCCCGGCGGCGCTGGCGCAGATGCGCGCGGTGCGTTCGGTGCGCCGCGTGGTGCGGCTGTTCGCCCCGCCGCAGATCGACATGCTCGACTGGATCGTGCTGCGCAATCTGACGCTGCGCCAATGGACCCACCGCATCACACCGACACTCAACGCGGCGGCAGAACGGCGCCGCTTGCTTGTCATCCTCGACCGATTGGCCGAGCATTTCGATGCCGAGGTGCAGGACGACATCGCGCGCGGGCGGCGCTTGGCATGAGAGAGGAACCGCTGACATGGGGAAGCCGCCAGTGAGCACCACCGATCCAGCGCTAGAAAACCGTGTGACCGCGCTAGAGGCGCGCATGGACGCGGTCGAGGTGAAGCAGGCCGACCAAGCGCACGCGATCGCCACCGTGAGCGCTGACGTCACCGACCTGCAAGACAACGTCGCTGCGCTCGACGCGCGCGTCGTGGAGCTAGAGGGCGGCTATCCGCCAGTCATTGAACCGCCACCGGTGATCGAGCCGCCGCCGGTCATTGAACCACCGCCCGAGACCGGCGACCGCACGCCGCTGACCACGACCATCACCTATGGCACCACCGTCGCGGTGTTCAGCGAAACCACCGGCACGGCGCGCGACAACTACACCGACCCGGCCGGCAAGTTCGTGCAGCGCTCGATCGAGGTGCGCGGCACCGCCATCCGCGATTTCGTGGTGCTGTTCCGCCCCGACCTCGACGGCAAACGCGAGGAAGTCATCTTCGAGCTTGGCAGCGTCGCGCAGGGCAACGCGCCCTACACCATGCTGGAATACGGGGTGACCATCAAAGCCGGCGACACGACGCTGTTCACGGCGACGGTCAAAAAGCATTTCTACCGCGCCCGCTGGCGCTGGCAGAGCGCACCACGCCCGGTGCGCGTCGAGGTGGCCGCGCTGATCGCCGATGGCAGGCTGCCGCACTACACCGAGTCCCTGGCCAAGAACACGCCCGCGAGCGCCGTGCACACCTATGCGCCGATGGAGTTTGCCGGCCTGACCAAAGCGATGGGCGGCACCGGCGATCGGGCGGACATCGGCCCGCTCACTGAATGCCAAGCCGACTACGTGTGCACCGGCCGCAACGTCTCGACCGTGATGGCGCAGGCCGAAGGCAGCGGTTCGTTCCCCTGGCATTACCGCGACCGCGACACCGGCGCCACGCTGGACGGCTACGCCAAGCTGCAAACGTCGAGCTACAACAGCAGTGCGCCGAACCCCTACCTGCCGGGCGAATGGTCGCTCGACGGCAGCAACCCAGATCGCGTCGACAATGTGCAATGCGACGTCGCGCACCACCCGAACGTCGTCTATCTGCCGGCGCTGCTGACCGGTGATCCCTACTACATCGAGGAATTGCAGAACATCGTCGGGTTCACGCTGCACAGTCAGCCGTGGAACGGCCGGCAATACGACATTTATTTCGCCATTCGCGCGCACGCCTGGGCCGCGCGCTCGGTCGCTTGCTGCGCGATCGTTACACCGGAAACCGCGCCGACGTGGCTGCTGCCGAAGACATGGTTCACGCGCTACCTTGACGACAATCGCAAGTGGCTGATGGACACCCGCGTCGGCACCAGCGGGGCCATGCGCAGCGCGCGCGGCAAGAGCGCACACGACATCCCCAAGGAAGCCTTGGAGGCATACGGCCTGCACTGGCTCAGCGTCGAGGCGCGCTCTGCTGAAGCGACCAGCGTCGCATACAGCCGGTTCTTCACGACCGAGGCATCGTTCGGCGACAACGATGAAAGCCCGCAGGCGCCGCAGGGCACGTATTCACAAACCTACATGGAGGAATTTGAAGCCTTCATTTTCAGTTGGATCGTGGAAATGGGCTTTGAGGATTGGCGCCCGATCGCCGAATGGAAGCTGAAGAACACGATTGCCAGAACCGACGGCAAGTCGGGCTGGACCCGCGCGATCTCGACGCCCTATCGGCAACTGCTGCGCGCCGCCAAGGATCAGCCGTGGTGCGCCAACTGGAAAGCGTCGTTTGATCTGACCGCACAGCGCTATGGCTGGACCGTTGGCGATCCCAACGTGATTTTCGTCAGCGGCAACGACATTTCCTACTACACCTACACCGAGGCGGCGCTGGCCATGGGCAAGCGGCTGGGCATCCCAGGTGCGGCCGAATGTCACGCCTGGATTCATGGGCAGGTCGACAGCCTCATCGCCGCCAGCACCGGGCGCTACAGAGCGCGCCGGTGGTGTGTGGAATGAGCGGGGCACCGGGGCACACCGACCTGATGGTGACACCGGAGAGTCTCGATGCGTGGCTGGACAAGAACCCCGTGCCAGACGATCGCCAGACCGCCTACGAACGCGCCAGACGCGAGCGGCGGGAGCAATGGTGGATCAGCGAGACCGAGGATTTCTGCGCGCGCAAGGAAGTGGACCCGAGGACCGGAAAATGGCTGACAGACCAGTAAGGCAATCGCCGTGGCGCGTTCCTGGCGACGATGTGAGATGGGAGGAATGTCTGGCGACGGCCGACGAAAGCCCGATCGGCCACGCTGTCTGGTCGGCGAGCAAAACCGATGGCGCTACCTTCCAGAATCTCGGGATCAGCGCCATCACCTTTCCTGATACCAACGGCACGCCAGCGGTGCGGATTGAGTGTTCCGACCCGCCGGTGATCTGGGTCAATCCCGACCTCGCGTGGGATGCTGCCGCCAAGCAGTTCTGGAACGCGGTCTATCGGTGCGTCGGCAAGCCCGCGCCGTTCCCTGATCTATGACGACGCCGAGCGACGATGACAGGGACACAGAACAGCCCGGCGATGTCGGCAAGATGCTGTGGTTCTTCGTCGGGGTCTGTGCGCTTTTCGCGTTGCTCAGTTGCTTGATTAGGGCTTAGCGGATCATCATCCTCGAACCGATGGCAGGCGATGCAATAGCGCTGTCGCATGTCTTCCGGGTGCCAGCTTCGCGCGCCGCAGCGCGGGCATTTGTAGACTGGATCGCGGCGGTTGGGATGCTCAACAGCCTCTTGGAACTCAGCCGTTGCTATCATCGCTCGCCACCTTCAGCCGTTCCCTGATCTCGGCGACCACGCGCGCGTGGCCGATCTCGGCCTCGGCCCATGTCGCATAGCGATAGCACAGGTTGCCGTCATCATCGGCGTCGGCATCGAACACCATGGTCTCGAACACCAGCGGCGGCGCCACCTCGTTGTCGAGCAGGGCCGCGAACCCACGCTCGATGCCGATGAACACGGTCGAGACGGCGATACCTTTCGCCACCCGGTCCCATGCGACGCGGCGATTGCTTTCGCCGTCAAACATGAAGGCAGACCACATCGCCATATGCTGCGGATCGGCGAGATCGAGCGCCACCGGATTGTGGTCGGCGTCCAGCACATAGACCGGGAGCAGATAGTCACGTGCCACCGAAGCAAATCCTTTCGCCGATGGTCTCAAGTTCGACATAGATCGCGTGCAGGCGCAGCAAGCGATCAGTGTGCTGGCGCAGCGCCTCGCCGATAGCGTCCTCGCCTTGCGGGTAGTAGTCGCGCCCGTGGGGGCTGGCGCGGCGCACCGCCGCCTCGGCCTCCTGTAGCGCCGTCAGGGCGGTGCAAATCTGTTCGAGCAACTCCCGTCGAGATGTGCCGTTCAGATGGACGGTGGGCACGGCAAGCGGTGTGGTGGTCTCGCTCATGGGTTCCTCACGATGGTGGCGCGCCAGCCCATGCGCTTGAACGACTGGCGCAGCTTGTCGGCGTGCTGATTGCGGCACCACGCCAGAATCGGCGCGGTGAAAAAACAGACGTCAGTGTCGCGATCGAACAGAAGCCCGGCGCAGAACCCCGGCCCGATCACGCGCACCAGCTTGGCGTCAATGTAGCGCTCGCCGTAGCGCTCGCCGGGTGTCATGGTGCATCGAATCCTTTCTGCCAGCGGGCGAACGTCGCCAGTTCGTCAATGTCCACCTCGGACGTCGGTGTCGCGCTCATCGCGTTCATCAGGTCCAGCATGCTGTCGCGCTCGACCACGCGCCGGCCATCCGACAGGACGTGGCATTTCACCTCGACGCCGAACACGCGAAAGCTGCCCTGCCAGACGCTGAACGGAGTTTCGTCGCTGTCCGGCTCCAGGTTCATGTGGTCGCAGCAGCGATAGACCCGGCGATCGACAAACGAGTCCCATTCGGTGCGGGTGATCACGCGCTTGCACGTCGCGCAACGCAGCAAGCGGATCATGCGGCGCCGCTCCGCTCGATCTCATCAGCTACAAGGCGCAGCAAGCGGGGCAGTAGCGCCGCCATCTCTGGCGTTCTGGCCTGCACCGAGAACCCGTTGCCGGCAGCGCCGTTCATCACGATGACGATCACGCCGTCAGCCGCCGCCTGTTCGCGCACGATGGTCGCCAAGTCGTCATACTTTCCGGGTCCTGCTGGCATGGCCTATTCCTCGATCGATTTGCAGTCAGGGCAGCGCGCCTTCTGCGCCTGCTGTGGCGTGGCAAACCAGAACCGGCAATGTTCGCAGCGGCGCTTGATCATGCCCGGCAGTGGTTCCCACGGTTCCTCATTGGTCATGCGTTCGGCGCGCGCGCGGTTAATGCCAAGCCGCGCCAGCTTGCGCTTCAGCGTCTTGCGCGCGATGTGCATTTCGAGCGCGATCGCGTTGTTCGACAGCCCTTGCGTCAGCAGCGCCAGAATGCGCGCCTCTTGCGGCGACACCGGACGATCTTCGTCGCTCACGGCCGCCCCGGTCGTGCCCGCACCTCGGGCGTGTCAGCCATCTGGGCCACCTCGCTGATCGACAGCGGACGCCGCCACTGGCGGGTGACCCGCATCATAGCCGCCTCATCACCGCTCGGCTCGATCAGCGGCTCATCGGTGCCGCACATCGCCATGATCCGATCGCACATCGCCATGATCCGATCGCGGATCGCCTCGACCTTGCGTGTCATTGTCAGGGTCCAACGGACCACTGGAACCGGGCCTTGGTCGCTGTGGCATGCCAGCGATAGATGGAACAGTGGCCGCCCCCCGGCATAGACGGCTCATTCTTGACCTATATTGACCGTGAGGCACGCGCTTACGTTATCTGCCGCCAGCCAATAGTGCCCCCTTGTGATCTGAGTCGTTGGGTCAAACACCGGATGCGCCAGCGCGAACGCGATCTGCGATTTCATGGTAGCAATCTCCCGTTTTTCTCGGCGATGCCGATCGGTGGCTCTGTCGCTCGCGCCAGCGGATAGATGCGGTCAGCCACCATTTTGGCCGCCGTGCGGGTGCGGAACAGCGCCCCGCAACACGGGCAGTAATCATGCGGCTCGCCGGCCACGGGCACGATGCGCAGGGTGCCGAACGCGCCGGGGATCATCGCGATCTCGATCCCGTCGCACCGCTTGTCGCCGGTCCAATCTGACTCACTCATGCAAGCCTCCCTCAGTCCTTTATCGGCGAAACGGTGCAGATTGCGTGTGTTCGCGGACGAAATAGTCATCCGCGATCACGCCCGAAATACACTCATGCAGGCCCCAATACGGGAAGGGGTAGCCGCGTTCCACGAGGCTGACGCAGATATTGCGGCCTCTGCGGTTGGCCTGTGACCACTCCCATTTCAGAGCGTCATATCCGATTTGCTCTTTGTTGCGACATTCGTGGTATAGGGCCGGCAAGACCTTGGCGCAGTTCTTTTCCACGTCATAGCTCGGCATGCGATCCAGCTTCGCGTTCTCCTGCTGGGCTTTTGTTTCGGCGAGGATTTGTCGCTCAGCGGTGGAAAGTGTCAGTTTCTTGACGCTCTCAGCGCCGGCACAAGGCGCCCAATCGAACATGGTCAGCACTTCCTCGCCGGTGTCTCGACCCAGCTTCCAGGTGAGATAATCTTCGGCGAATAGCATGCGAGTGGTAACGTTGGGAGGGCGCGGTATAGAAGCGGGAAGGCTGCCATCCAGCCAAGCTGCATCAAATTCCGCGATCGCGCTGGTCAATCCAGCTTCACTGCACGCCTCGCCAGCCTGCGCGGCGGCGGTGAGCGCGACCGTGCAGATGGCCGCAAGCAAAAGTCTTTTCATCAAAACAAACTCCGGTGTGTGCATCAGGATGAGGGCAGGTAGCAGAGGCCGAAGCCTCTGCCGCCAGTCCGGCGCGATCATGTCAGTGCATCTCCACAAATGATGCAGAAAACGCAATGAACACCACGACGATGATCAGGGCCGCGCCCAACAGCTTGAAGATCATGCGCCGGCCGTCTGGATTTCCTGCCAGACCTTGCCCTCGACCAGTTGCGCGACTCGCGACTCGCGATCCCAGTTCCGCTGCGCCTTGTTCGCGCCACCACCGTCAGGATCGCGCGACGCCCATGCGGTCAGGACGTTGAACAGGCACCAGAGGTTCGGGCCGCCTTGCAGCGGGTCCTCATCGCGCGCCTTCAGCCACGCGTGGATCAGCGCGTCCTGCTGCGCCTCGCTGGCCTTGGGCAGCGCGGTCATCACCGCGCGGACCTGCTGATCGCTGACCGAGATCGCCGGCCACGTCTCCCAACGCTTGACCTGTTCGGCATGTTCCTCGGCGGCGATCGCCAGCCGCTTCACCGCCGGGATCAGATCGATCTCGCCCGAGTGCGTGAAGCGGAAGGAAGCGAACTCCTTGCCGGTCACCGAGGTGTTGGCGCAGACCCAGTTGAACGCCCCGATGCGGCCCTGTAGGGCGGCGCTGCCGTCGTAGGAATTGAACAGCACCACGCGCAGCGTCGCCTCGACGCCGGGCCGCACCAGCGCGGTGTGCGCCGGCAAAATCCACTGCGCGAACATCCGCGCCCCGTCGTGGCTGTAGTCGACGCCGAAGCGCCCATCGGTCAGGTCCAGCTTGGACAGCCGCAGCGCATTCTCGATCGCGTCGCAGGCGGTCGCGTTCTGCACCACGGTGTAGGTGTCGGGCGCGACGCGGATCGTGGCGCCGGTTTCGCCGTTGACGATGTGGTGGTAGCCGGGGATTTCGCGCCCGGCCTCATCGAAGCAGCGCAGCGCGTTGGCGCCGATCGGCTGCACCTCGCGGTGGTTCATCGGCGTGAAATCGCCGTTCAGGATGGCGGTATCGAAAGGCATGGTTTTTCTCCGGTGTGCGGTTGTGTGCAAGGTAGTCAGGCAGGATTGGTCGCCACTGCCAACTGGCGCTCGGCCCAGCGGTCGATCTCGCGAAGTTCGCGCTGGTAGTCGGTTTCGGTCAGCCGGCCCGCCATGTAGCGGGCGTCGACCGCGTCGGTCATCAGTTCCACGCGGCGCTCGATCTGATCCTCGGTCATCACGCCGCCCGCTTCGGGTTGTAGGTGCTGTAGTAGCGGTTGAAGGCCCGCATCGCGTCGCACTTGCGGCGGAAGCAGGCGATCCGCTTGCCGGTCGCGATGTAGATGACGGCGAACCAGCCATCCTCGATCGGCGTGACGGTGTAGCGGTCGGGGCGGTCAGGCATCGGTGGAAACTCCGGTGTGTGTGCAGAGCCTTTATGCGCGCTTCGCCATTTATCCGCAAGCGATAAATCCATGGCCCGACAAGATTTTTCCGGCAAATAATTGACGCGGCGCGATTCACCGTCCTACCAATTTCCCCACAATGGCGCGATTTGTCGCCGCACCCCTCAGATCAGGACCCAGCATGAGCGAAACGCTAACGCCCGCGCGCGAGCGCAAATTGCTGCGCGCCCGCGCCGTGCAAATCCAGCGCGCCATCGCCGACGTGCATCTGGCGGTGGACGATCTGCCGCCCACCGATCAGCTTCTGGCGCTGAACGAGGTGATCGCCGACAAGCTCGGCGCGCGCGGGATTTCAGTTCAGCGCGGGCAGCAGCGCGGCGACCACGGCCAGCGCCAGCGCGCCGCCTAGCGTCGCGAGAATCCCCAGCATCAGCAGCAGCAACAGCCGATCTAGTTGCACTCGGTGCGCGTCTGCCAGCCGGTCTTGATCGTGCGGCAATGCACCGCCCGCCCGTCCGGCCCGTTCATGTCGGTGAACGTGGTGAACCCCTGCTTGTATTGCCGGCCGCGCCATTGCGAGCCGTCCGGCGCGGTGCCGTCTATCCGGGTTTCCCAGCCCTGCTGATAGGTCCGCCAGTTCTCCCCAGCCTTGGCGGCCGGCACCATCGCCAGCCCGATGATGATCGCGATGGCGACCCAGATCAGCACCGCCGGCAGCGTCCATGACGACGTCGGGCGCGCCGGGGGCGCCTCGCGATGGACAATCTCAATCTCGATCCGCAGGCGCGGGGGATCGTTTCCTCCCCCACCGCGCTCTGGCGGGGGTGGTGGCGGCGTCACTGAGCGGGGCGCCGTCACCTTCCGCACCGGCGGACGCGGCCCCACCGGGGCCGGCCGCTTCAGGTCCAGCAGATAATCGAACGCGCCGGGTGGTGGCTGGCTGTTCATGCCGCTGCCGCCATGCGGCGGCGGGCCTCCTGAACGGTGACGATCGGCGGCTTCGGCTCAGCCGCCTTTTTGGCAGGGACCGTCGCCAGATAGGCGTCGATCCGATCCGCCACCATTTCCGGCTTGACGCCGACCCATGATGAGACCTCGTTGCCCGCGCCGGGGTAGTTAAAGAACAGGTCCATGAACGCCACCATGGGCAGCCCCAGATGCCGCGCCTCGCTCGTGCGAGGCGCCGTCAGCGCTGGCAGCAGCCCGGTGGCACGCGCCAGCCCGATGGCGCACGAATTGGTATCGCCGAAATACCACTGGAAGCCCGGCGGCCAACTGGCCTCATCGCGCAGCAACGCACTCAGGTAGCGCAGTCGGCTCATGACAGGTTTCCTTTCACTCCGTTGACCGATGCCCGCATCAGGATGATCGCGGGGTTCATTTGATACGAGTCGATTTCGAGGATGCGCTTGACGGTGTCCAGATAGGGCAGCGCCTCGTTCGGCGCCGCCTCGTAGACCTGCCGCGCCGCGTCCATCAGCAGCCGCGTGCGCAGGTCGCGCGCCGACGCATGCGGCAGCCGCGCCATGCGCCGCGCGCGGCAAATCAGCGTGGCATAGCGCCGACAGGCGAGCGCGGTGGCGGCCGATGGAATGTCGCCCATCAGTGCAGCACGATGGCATGCTGGGACTCGACCAGCCCGAGGATTTCGAGCGCCTTGGCATAAATCTGCCCCGCCCTGGCGCGCGCGTGTGCGTCGGGGAGCCGCTCACTCAACAGCGCCAAGGCCGCGCCGCCGAGGCGGTCATAGCCGTCGTCCGTCCGTTTGGGCGCCGCGACCGGCTTGCCGGTGGCATCGCGCACGATGTCGAGCGACGTCATGAGCGACCGCTTGCCAGCGACCGGGTCGCGATACTGCATGGCGCACATCACCACCTCTTGCCGATCCTCGGCCTCGGACGGCGGCACGGCTTTGACCCGCGCCGCGAACTCGGCCTCGGTCTCGCGGGGCGCATGATCGACCTGACGAATCCACGCCTCGCTGATGAACCCGATCGCTTCGGCCCCCTCCCTGGCAGCGAGCAGGGCGACCAGCAGGAACGCCTGCCGCTTTTCGTCGTCATCCCGCCACTGCGATACGACGGCCAGCGTCTTGGTGCCCGCGTGCACGATGAACATCGGTATCACCGCGCCCTGGCCGAGCAGCACCTTGCGGGCGAACTCGACGTCGGCGTGGTGCAGTTCGGTCCAGTCGATTTTCATGGCAGCGTCTCCGGTGTGTGCAATCTCAGGCGGCCCAATCGGTTGCCGCAAGGAAATGGTCGAGCGCCTGCTGGTGGGTCTCCCCACGGGTGCGAACGCGGGTCTGGATCACCCGCTGATTGATCCCGGTGAGGCGGCAGACCTCGGCCAGCCGCAGTATCTCGCCGTCATAGCGCAGCCACACGGGCGGCGTGGCAGGGCCACGCGGCGGGCGGCTGCCGGGCGGCCTGTGCCGGCGCCAGTCGCGCGGCGGACGCGGATCAGGCACCGCCTTGCGCGCGCGGACGCATTGTTCGAGCCACTCGCCGACCAGATGCGGGATCACGCCCTTGTTGCGTGACCAGTCATCCGGCTTGATATGCGAGCACCCCAGCATCTCGGCGAGATCGCGGTGGGTGATGCGCAAGAACGTCAGGCAGTAGCGAAAGCGCGATCGGGTCATCGTCACGCCGGCCGGCAGCTTGTTGTGGCGCCAATTACGCGGCGGCCTCGGCATCGGCGCCATCTTGCGCAGTTGGACCCATTGTTCGAGCCACACCGCGATCGGCTCTGGGATGGTCTGATCACCGGTCGCCCATGTTCCCGGCAGCCGGCTGGAACAGCCCACCAGTTCAGCGAGATAGCGCTGGGACAGGCGCAGGACTTTCAGGCAGCGGTTATACCTGTTCGGTGTCATGCGACCTCTGGCGGGCTGTGGTGGGGCACGGGCGGCATCATTCCGCGTCGGTGGGCAGCACGCCAAGCGAGGCGCCCCAGCCGCCGCGATACTCACCGAACGGCAGGTCCGCGATCGGGCGCGCCGCGCGCTTTGGTGCCAGCCGCAGCAGCGTCGACCAGATGGTCAGATAGACGTCGTGGCGATGCTGTTCGGGCACCGAGTCCTTGAAGTTCGTGTAATTGATCCGCTGCACCTCGTTGACCATCGCGGCCTCGACCACGCTGCGCTTGATCGCGGCGCGGAACTCATAGTCGGTGCCACCGCCAACGATGATCTTGGCGCGCGGGAAAACCGCCATGATGTCGCCGCGCAGCCGCGCCCGCACCATCAGCGTGTTCTTCCGCGTCGGATGCGCGACGATCGACAGGAAACTGTCGTTCAGGATGACCCACATTTACTCGGCCTCCGGGTCGATGGCTGCTTCGGCGAGTTCCTGCCGGATGCTGTCCATCAGCTTCATTTTCTCGACCGCCACGTCGGCGCGATCGAGTGTGACCCAGAGGCGCACCGCGAGGCGGTAATTCTCGATCGCCGTGTGTGGGCGGTCGTCGTGATAGGCGTTGCTCGCGGCTGCCGAAACGGCGAGGGCAAGCCCCGTCATGTCGGCGCGGTCGAGCGTGAGAGTCAGGCGATCCATCAGGTTTCTCCGGTGTGTGCAAGACGTTTATACGCGCACTGCCATTTAGACGCAACAACAAAAGGGCGCGCGACCTGCGCCGCGCGCCCCTTCGGATCAGCCGGGTGGATCAGCCCTGGCGACGGCGCAGGCTGACCATGCCGAGTAATCCAGTCGCTAGGATAGCCATCGTTGCCGGTTCCGGCACCGGCAGCCAACGACCATAGAACTGGCAGACTCCCGGGGTTGTGCAGCCGGGTCTCCCGGGGATGTTTCCCATGCTGTCCGGCGTCCAGTCGGAACTGAATACGCCGGGTGATCCATTGAGTGGGAAATTCAAACTGAAAGTGCTGTTGTTGAAGCGTATTTGACCGTTGAAATCGGCATCGACGTAGACCGACCAGCGCAGGAACTCCTGCCAATAGAATGTGCCGTCTAGCTCATACGCCACAAAATCATGCGGCGGGCGTAAATCCGCCAGCGTCTTGTGGAACAGCCCCACAAGGGTGCCATCAGCTTGGTTCACCTGGAAATCGAATGCTTCGATCCCCTGGGAAATAAGCGCGCCGGCCGGGTCGGTGTAGTTGGCCCTCGCGCCATCGAAATCCCAATCGACGGTCGCTGAAGCGACGACCTTGAAGACGCCAAAGGGAGAGGCAAGGGTCTGGTGAAAGACGAAATCCTTGCCGGCGTGAGCGTTCGCCGCCCACAACGATCCAAGGATCGTCATGGCGGATAGGATTTTACGCATAATGTCTGGAACTCCATCGGGTTGTGTGCAACGGCGGTCGGATCAGATCATCGGCTGGGTTACTCCGGTGTTGTGTGCGGGGCGTTTATACGCAACAGCGTGAAATAACGCAAGGAATTACGCGGGCGGCATGTGCCGGCCGGGGACAAGCTGGGCGGGGCCGACGATGTCGCGGGCGCGCAGCGCGAGCGCGGCCATGCCCTTGGGGCGCGTCACGTTCACCCGCCAGACCGGCAGCTTCAGCCCCGCCGCGACGATATTCACCGCGATCGCGCGGCCGTTCTCGTAGGCGCGCTGGCCTTCCTCGGGCCATGTCTCATACTCGCGGCGGAACCCGAGACCCGCGCGCATGTCCTCGTGGCCGGCACGGCGATACATCGACAGGCGGACCTTGACGTCGCGCTTGGACCTGACGGCGCTGAAACCGTGGTTCATCGCTCAGCCCTCCACGATCTTGTTCGCGTTGACGATGGAGCACATCGAATAGGTGCCGAACGGCTTGAAGCACTCGATGCCGTTGGCGATGTAGATGCCGCGCCGCTTGGTCTCGCCGTGGTAGGTGAAGGTCACCGTCTTGGCGGTGCGGGCGGTGATGGTGAAGGCAAAGACGCACTCATGATCGCAGGCGCTGCGGTCGTAGTAGGTGCGGCCGATCTGGAACTGGGTCATCTGAAAAAGCTCCGGTGTGTGTGCAAGACGTTTATGCGCGTTTTGCCATCGGAGCGCAAGCGGAAAAATCAGTCGCGATCCAAATATGTGCGGACCAGCAGTTGCACGCTGGTATCTTTAATCGTCGGCACGTCGTGATTGACCACCATCGCCTCGCCCGCCCATAGGCCATGCGGCACCGGGATGCGGAACGGCGTCCCATCGGGGAACCGCTCCTTGCCGTGCAACTGATCCGTCTGCGCCTCGGCCAGATACAGCATGTCGTTTAGAACGGCCTCGTGCGAGCGGTCACGGCCACGCTGGAAGCGTCGCGCCAGCGCGTGCATGCCAATGGTGCCAAGCGTGACGATGGACGGCAGGCGGCCCGAGCGGGGCGCGCAGAACCAATGCGCCATGATCAGCGCGCCCGGCTCATGCGCAACCCAATCATCTGACGTCAGATTGCAGGGCGCGATGCCAACCTCTAACAGCCAACCGATCCGCCCGCGCTTGTCGATCTTGGTATCAAAGATCAGCCGGAACCGACGCGGGATCGCCCGCCACGCGGCCTCGACCCGGTGCAGCGTGCCATCGCGCAGATGCTTGCGCGGCTCGCGCGCCTGCCGCGCAGCGACCGGGCGCAGCAACGGATTGAGCGCGTTCGCAGCCGCCAGATCGTCGGCGTCAACCTCGCGCAGAAACTGCCGCGCCAGCCCGACGAACTCAGCGGGCACGCGGTCGCGCTGGGGGATGATCTCGCTCATCGCACGGTCACCGTGTAACCGTCCTTGATCACGAAGCCCCGCGCCCCGTCACCGCGCCCGTGTTCCTTGATCCACCATCGCTTGCCGCCGCACGCGGAACAGACCCAGTTGCGCGGCATGCCGGGCGCGCCGGGGATGCCGATCGGTGCGTCGGGCCACGGCGCCCATTTATCCTCGGGGCCGTGCGACGGCTCGAACTCATGAATGCAGCCGGCGATGCGGGAATATTCGCGGGCGGTCTCATCGTGGCAGAAATGCCCCTCGACCTCGTGCCGGCGACGCGGCACGCCATTACCCGCCGGGGTGCCGATTAGCTTCAGCGTCGGGCGCGCGTCCAGGTCGATCGTCACCGTGGTGTGCGAGAAATACGGCATCAGCTTGCCGCGCACGAAGCCGCGCCCGTTGCTGGCGGTGCGAACGTATTTTGTCAGGCTGGGCCGGTTCATCACCAGCAGGATGGCGATGATATTGCGCAGTTCGCCGACGCTGCCGCGAATGGCGTCGACCATCGCGCCATCCTCGTTCCATTTGTCATGGCTGGGGTGCAGCGGATTGCTGGGCAGGTAGCTGATCGAGTTGCGCCCCGACACCTCGGCGCGCTGTTCGGCCGTCAGGTCCATGAACGTCGAGCCGAACATGAACATTTCGATCGCGTCGAAATCCTCGCCGTTCAGCGTGATGGGGCCGAGGGCGCCAGCGCGGCGCTTGAAATCCTCGCAATCGACGCCGGTCCATTCGCTGTGCAGATGATACTGGATCGGCAGGATTTTCGGCGCATCATCGGGATCGGCGACGGTGCCGCCGCAGATGATATTCACCCGCTCATGGTCGATCAGGTAGCCGATCGTGTGGTCGGACGATTCCACGTCGCCCCATTCGCCCCGTATGTCGTAAATCTCGGGGTCACGCGCGCGCATGTAGCTGAACATGACGTGCGCCGGGAACTCGATCCAGCACACGTCATAGGGCGCGCGGGCAAACCGGCACTCGCGCACCAGCAGGTCTGGGATCGTGGTGATGATCTCGGCGATCCGGGTGACGGCTTCCTCGGTCAGCACGAAGCGGTGCGCTTTGCGCACGCCGGCCTTTAGCTGGTCGATCGTCTTGGGGTGGACGGCGCGTTCCCAATCGGCGAAGCGCCGCGCAATGAAGCGGTCGGCGAGCGTCGGACGGCGGCGCTCCGGCTCGCCGTCCTCGTTCAGCCGCTCGCGGGTGGGGCGCCTCATGACCAGCGCTCCGCTGCGTCGGTGATGCGGGCCGCCTTCATGACCCGCTTCAGGTGGAACTGCGCCGCCTTGGCCATCGCCGCCT